ATGGGCATGGAAGGAATCATGTTGCTCTGCGGGCTGCTGGGAGCGCTCGCTGTCGCTTTGGGAATCGCTAGTCTCGTTGCGTGGGTAATTGACCGCAGGGAAGAGCAGGGCATCAAGGCAATTCGTGACGCCTCTTTCGTCGCCCAGGCGCAAGCAGAGTTCCTGCCGACCCCCAGTCGCCTGCGTCATCTGGAAATCGAAGCTTCCAAGCGTGGCGACTTGCTCGCTGCTGCCAACCTCGCCGAACTCGATGATTACCGCTGGCTCGATTCCCAGCGTTTTGCGTACGCCCGCGACGACGAAGGCTTCCTCGATCCAGCACTTCTGGCTCCTTGCGATGAAGCCGCGTTCTACGGCTGGGATGAAGAAGAGGCCAGCGAGGACACCACGCCCGGCTACGCCGAGTTCTTCCTTGACGACAGCGCCACGGACAAGCCGTCGGTGCGTCATGCTTGATCCGCTTGCCGACCCAGCGCTGCGTGAATTCGCGTTGGTTGTGATGGCCGTTATCGCTGGCGCCTACGTCTTCCTTCGCCTGCTGACCGCGTACTACCGCTTTCGGCGGGGAGGCTTCAAGTGAGCGCTCTCTGCTCCACAGAGGCCAGCAGCTGCTCGTTCTGCGGTGATCCCACGTCCTACTTCTTCCCCGGTCGCCTGTGTGCGGGTTGCACCGGAAAGAACGCGCGTATCCGCCTGGACACCATGCACCGTGCACCCAGCGCAGAGCTGGTGGCGTTCGATGCGGCAATCGGCCAGATGCAGGGCGCAGCACGTCGCACGGAGATGGCCTCAGAGGTCGTCGCACGCACCAAGCGCACGTGCGGCGCTTCTCTCAAGTCGTACCTCGCGGCGGCACCGCTCGCGTTGACCCCGGAGGGCCAGCGCGAAGCGCTGGCCCTTGGGCTTGTCCATTACAAAACAAGTGACACCGCGTCGAAGACCGGTCGTCTCTCCATCGAGATCGATCCGCTACAGCAGCGGGCGCAGCGGCTGCGAAAGTCCGTCATTACGAGTGCACGACTTCATGACCAAGAAGCGAAGAAAGGATCGCGCCGTGGCGCGTGGTACATGCTCACGCTCACCTACCGAGACGGAAGCCGTAGCGGCCCTCGTGACGTTAGCGAGCTACTTAAGCGCATGCGCGGCCACTTCAATCGAACTGTCGCTAGGCTCCGACGGCTCGCGGGTCAGGTGTTCCGTTACCTCTGGGTTGGCGAACTCACCCAGCGCGGCAGACCCCACTACCACCTCCTCGTTTGGGTCCCCCAAGGAATGTGGTTCGGTCGGGTAGACCACAAGTCGTGGTGGCCACACGGATCGAGCAAGTTTGAGAAAGCACGCAACGCCGTCGGCTATCTCGCCAAGTACGCATCGAAGTTCAGCAGCCTTATGGCCGCTGCCTTCCCTAAGGGGTTCCGCACGCATGGCTGCGGTGGCCTCAACGAAGAATCCCGCCGCGAACTGCGGTGGTGGAAAGCGCCAATTTCGGCACGTGAAGCGCTCGGCGGTGAAGCCGACATCCGTAAGTGCCAAGGCGGCTATTTCGACAAGCTCACCGGGGAGTTCTGGCCGTCCCCGTGGCGAGTGACATTCGCATTCGGCCGGACTATCGCTTGGAAGGTCATCCCACTATGAAAGTTCAGATTCTCGCCGAAACCTTCGCCGTCCGCAGCTTCCCCGCTCGCGACGGCAAAGCCGCCGTCAACTTCCGGGAGCAGAAAGCAGCTGTCATTCGTGACAACGATTTCCCGCTGCCTTTCATCATCGGCCTGGACGACGACCAGCAGCCCTACAAGGTCGGCACCTACGAGCTGTGCCCCACGTCGCTCCAGAACAACAGATTCGGTGGCCTGGAGTTCGGGCGTCGCGTGCGTCTGCTGACGCCGTCGCCCGTGCCGGGCAAGGCGTGATTCATGACCACACCGGACCCGCTCTACGTCGTCGGCTGTGCTGCCGAAAACATCCATCCGGATGGCGTGTGTGCGGTGCCGGTGTGGATGCCGTACCACCAGCCAGTTTTGCCACCCCTGAGCTTGGCTGATGGAACCCTTGTCGCTTTCACCATCGTGAGCATGTGGGCAATTGGGTTGAAAGCGCGTCTCGTATTCCGCGCGGCGCGCATAGGGGTCTACTGAAATGGAGAGGAAACGAGCAATGAAGAACATCATCAATACCACCCGCCGCATCGCCGCATCCACCGCCGCCAAGGTCGGCACGGCCGCAACCGGTCTGATGGCCTCCGGCATGGCCCTCGCCTCGCCGGGTGCCGCGATTGCCAGCGAGGTCTCGGGCGGCAAGGCCGATATGTACCTGGCCATCGGTGCGTGCGCGATCCTGCTCGCGGTGGCCATCATCTGGGCTTACACCAAGCGCGCCGCGAAGTAACGGCAAGCGAACGAACGACAGGGGGGCGCGCGGAAACGTTCGCCCCCTTTTTCTTGAGCGCAAGGAGGGGTTATGGGTTACTTCGTGGTTGTTGCAATCTGTGGTGCTGCATGGCTTGCTTTCGAGGGCCTGTGATGCGCTGGCTTATCTGCACGGTAATACTGATTTTGTCCATGCTTGCGGCGCAGCCTGTGCAGGCTGCAGCTTTTCCCGATCAAGGAACGGCATACGCCGCATGTCAGACTGCTGCAGCAGGACACTACGCATGGTCCAACGGGAGGCCGGTCAGCACTCGCTGTGTCAAGAACGGAGATTGGCCCGAGTATCGCTGTGATGGCCTTTCACAGAACGGTGCGCAGGTTGTTGGCTGTTCTGGCCGCGACTTCTTTTACACCTACCCGATTGATAAGGATTGCAGTAGTCGCGGAAGCAAGGTGACGCCGTTCTTCCCGCCGACAGGCTCAACGCGGTGCATTGATGGTTGTGAGGTGACGTATCGCGACAACGGCGACGATACAACGACGTACTCGCCAAACACGCGGGTATGCGACAAGAAGCCCGATTGCGCTGCGTCAGGTAAGAACATGGTGTGGAATGCAATGCTCGGGGTCTGCCAGCCGGTTGCACCCGAGTGTCCGCCGGGGAAGGTGCACGTGGGCAACGCCTGTGCCGATGAGGAGCCGTGTCCGGACGGCATGGTGTTGGTCAACGGCTTGTGCAAGAAGAAGGACAACGAATGCCCATCGGGGATGGTGCGCAGCCCGTTGGGCAACTGCATTCCGGGGGACGGCCAGTGCGCCGCTGGTGAGGCGCGCGGCAAAGATGGAACGTGCAAGCGGGACGGCAACAATGATGGAAAGCCCGATGAAGAGCAGGAGCAGGGCGAGCCGGGAGAGCCTGGACAAGGCGAAGGTGAGAAGCCGAAGGATGAGTTCTCGGGTGGCGATACCTGCGAGCAGCCGCCATCTTGCAACGGCTCTCCGATCATGTGCGGTCAAGCCAGGATTCAGTGGCGAATTGATTGCAATACCCGAAGGAACAACAACATCTCGGGCGGGCAGTGCACGCAAGCGGGAACACCGACCTGCACAGGCGAGAAGTGCAATGCGATGGAGTACTCGCAACTAGTTATGGCGTGGCGGTCTGCGTGTGCCGCAGAAAAGCTGCTATCCAAAGGCAGTGATTCCAGCAGCGGAAGCAACACGGATGCGAATGCAAACGGTGTCGCAGACGCGCTTGAGGGGCAGGGCGATGTGAACGCGCCGGGCGATGGGAAGGCGGACATTGCCGGCGTCAAGAAGTGGGGGGTCAATCTGTCTACTAGCGTAATAGACACGAGCAACATGCTGGGGGGCGGCTCATGCCCTCAACCGCCGACGTTCGTAATTATGGGTGCCTCCGTGAGTGTTGGCGATTTTCCGTACTTTTGCCAGCTTGCTGCGATATTTCGTGGCTTGATCCTGTTCTTCGGTGCTTACACAGCGCTGCGAATTCTTATGGGTGGGGGCATCTAATGGGCATGGTCTGGGATTGGATCGCAAAGGGCGCGCAGCATGTTGTCGGGACAGCGAAGGATGCTGCCGCCGGCATCGTCGGCAAGTTTCTTGCCACATTTGGGCTAACTACTGTCACGTTTAACCAGATTCTCCCTAGCTTGAAGAGCTTCGTTCTTGAGCACATGAGCGGGCTTCAAGGCCCTGCGCTCGAATTTCTTTCGTACCTCGGCGTGGGCACCGTCATGTCCATGATCCTGTCAGCACTGACGGTTCGGATGACGTGGAAGATTTTCATTGTGCCTAAGAGCGTGGCCGATTCTCTTCCGGGAGGTGCGTCATGATCTACTGGTACACGGGGCAGCCAGGTCACGGAAAAACACTCCACGCCATTGAACGGCTTCTTGAGTTCAAGGATCAGGGGCGCATGGTCTTCGCCTGCAACATCCGGGAATTCGACTACGCAAAGACGGGCGTTCTTGAGATGACGCCTGAACAGTTTCGTGATTGGCCTTCTTTCATGCCAGACGGTGCCGTTGCCCTGGTCGATGAGGCTTATGAACACGGCATGCTTCCTAAGCGCGCACCCGGCTCAAAGGTTCCGCATCACGTTGAGCAGCTCGCCAAGCACCGGCATCGCGGTATTGATTTCATTTTTGTCAGCCAGTCACCAGATAAGCAGTGCGATCAGTTCGTGCACGACCTGATCGAACGGCACATTCATGTGCGAAGGCGTTTTGGCACCAAGTTCGTGCACCTTCGTGAGTTCGACAGGTTTGAGGCTAATGCTGAGAAGGCAATCCCCCTCACCGTCAAGCGGAAGACGTTGCCGAAACGCCCTATGGGCACCTACAAGTCGACGGAGCTCGACACAACGCAGGTACGCATACCCTGGTACTACATCGCTCTGCCAATCCTGATTGTTGCCGGCATCTTCATGATGTACATGGCGTTCGGCAGGATGGGAAAGGGCAAGTCATCGCCTGAGGCCGATGCTGCAAACATAGCGGCAAAAAGCGCGGCCGCACCGCGCGACGGAGCGTCAGCGACGGCGGGCGGAGTGGGCGTAGCTGCACAGCAGACATCTATTGAGGATTACGTCAAATCACACATACCCCGGATACCGTCCCAGCCGTGGAGTGCCCCCGTGTATGACAACGCCATCAAGGTTCCCAGTTCGCCACCCCGGCTCTTCTGCATGTCTTCCATTGGCGGCAGAAATGCACTGGAGCAGCACGATGAAGCCAGTTGCACTTGCTTGACGGAGCAGGGCACGTCATACGATTTAGATGACGCGACGTGTCGTTTCGTAGCGCGTCACGGTCAATACGAGCCTTATCGAGATCAGCGAGATGACAGGTATGTTGACGCACGAACCCAGATGGACCGTGCGAGAGGTCAGATATGGGATCGCCAGCAAGGAGAGCAGGGCGCGACGATCGCTCGATCAAGTCGTGCCCAAGGCAGCTTCCCGGAGTCGGGTGGATATGAGGGAGGCGGTGTGACCAGGCTTCCGGAGGCTACGTTATGAACGCTGGGCGGCTACCAGTTGCAAGCTATTGGGGCGCCGTCGTGTGTCAACGACTCAAATCCCTGCACGGTTTTGATGATCAGTACGCCATCTTTGCAACGCGCGTTGTCCGGATAGGGCATTCCGGTCGTTTCAGCGGGTGCGTTCTCAATGATCGTGATGGGCTGCGGCGCCACGCAGGGCTGTAGACGGTCGTTGCGCTCCTGCGTCAAGGCTGTTCGATTCGCTTGAAGTCCGAACGCCAGCCCGATCACCGCCAAGCCAAGCACCCCGGATACTACTTGCCAGCCAGCCCTATCCATTTCCGCCCCCAGTATCGTCCTGCGCGCATTCTAGCTGGGGTGTAGGGGCTGCGCCCCTACGGTGACGCCTTAGCCCGCGGACGTCCCGAAATGGCGTTCCCGGAACTCGCCGAGGTCCACGACAACGACCTTGACCATCTGGCGCTGACTGGCTGTTCGTTTGCCGGCCTCGGCCTTGCGCCTGGAGGCGTAGCCGGCCAATCTAAGCTCCATGTGATCGCGCCATGCCACCCCCACAAGCCGTTCCGGCGTCATCCGGTCGCCGTCAGGGCTCACTAGGTAGTTGCCCCGAACGCTCCAGCCCGCGAAGGGGCCACTTAGGTACTGGTGCATGCGTCAATGCTCGTCTTGTCCTTGGAACCACGCATAGGCAAGAAGGATGCCAGCACCAGCTTGAGCAGTCTGCCGTAGTACCTCACGACCGCAGCCGCAACTTTACATAATATACATTATGCGAAACGACATCTAGTTCGATTCGACTGTGGTTTTCAGAAGAAGATGTCCATCCTCGCAATAGTTAAATGTCCATACGCGTGGGTACGCATCCATCCCGGCTCTCTGTGGTGTGTTCGTCAGCAGACAATTCTGCCCCGTTGAGGCAGAGATTCTGCGCGGCGGGTTCAAATGCAGCCATCTCGCCCGCAGGATGCAGCCATCCAGCCCTCAGTCGGTGTTAGATCTGTGGCCTATCCGGATAAATTTCCTGAAAATCCTCTCGATCTGGGGACTAGAATTGTAGTGCCACGTCGTAGCGCTTGTTGTTTCCGTTACCTTGGCGGCAGTGCAGCGATTAGGGGCAAGGAGCCCCCAAAAGTGCTGTCAGTAGTGTTCCTAAGTAATGGCTCTGGCTGGGCTCTACGGGAGCCGGCGCTCCTAGTTCGTGGCCTTGGATGAGCTCTTCTTAGCCCGCTGCTTGGGGCTTGCCTTCCGTGGACCGGGATTCACCTGGCTTCGCCTAAGCGCAGCCTCTAGATCCGCCGGCAAGTTCTGGAGCTTGGCCAGTTGCTCTTCTAGCGCTGCACATCTGCCACGCTGGTTGTCCACCATCTGTAGTGCCGCCGCAGTGGCTGAGTGTGCCTTTTCGAGGCTACCCCGCATCTCTGCTTCAATCGAAGTATGTCTTTTCACTGCGCTGGCCAGCTGCGCCTGCAACACCTTGCTCTCTTGTCTGGCGCGATCAAGATCACCCAACGCGCGGTTTTCGACAGATCTGACGTGCTCAGCCAGGCTCTCGCGCTCAGATATGGCGGCGGTACGCTGCCCGGCCAGTTCCGCAGCCTGCTGCTGAAGCTGATCGACTAATCGCTGCAATTCGGTCGCCCGGGCGCATGCGATCTGTTCAGCGGCAATTGCCGCTTCCGACCTCGCGTGGGCGGCGCTCATCTCACCTGCAAGTGCCTTGGACCGGACAAGAAGCTCCTCGTGCTTGAGTGCAAGATCCTCGCGGACCTCGGAGAACTCAGCAAGGACCGCATCACGCGCATGTTCTAGCGCTAGCGCCCACCATTGCGCGGCAAGCTTCCCCAAGACAGCCGGAGCGTCTTTCATGCCTGGACTCTCAGGGTGCAACCGACTTCCGAGGCTTTGCCACCAAGTCTCCAGAAAGCGGGTTACCGTGTTCGGGGAGCCCGTACCTAGGTGTGCCCGAACGCGCTCCACCGTCGGGCGCTCGCCCTTTGCGACAAGCGCGTCAGCGGCACCGTGCACGTCCAGTTCCGTGATGCCGCGAGCCATTGAACTATCTCCTATGCGGGCGCCCTGCCCCGTTGATTCCATACTGGCGATAAGTGATGATTATCGAAAGTAGATGGTTTATCTCATAGCGTACATTACATACTATGAAGCGAAATTCCACATCTTCGATGCTGCCGGCGACGGCCACGCATCTGGTGTTGCCGGAGCACCTGGCCCAGCAAGCCGCCGAGGCGGTGCGCGAACTGCTGGCCGAAGCGGCTGCGGCTAACACTACCCGCAGCTATGCCGCTGCCCTGCGCTACTGGGCTGGCTGGCACCAGGGACGCTACGGGATCGAGCTGGCACTGCCGGTCAGCGAGGCTGTGGTGATTCAGTTCCTTGTTGACCATATCCAGCGCAAGAGCAAGGCCGAACTAGTCAGCGAGCTGCCGTCGGCGCTAGACCAGGCGCTCGTGACCGCAGGGCTCAAGGCCAGAATCGGGCCGCTGAAGCTGTCGACCGTGGTCCAGCGCGTGGCCGTGCTGTCCACCGCCCACAAGCTCAAGCGGCTGGCCAATCCTTGCGAGTTGCCTAGTGTCCGCACCCTGCTCAGCCGCGCCCGACGTGCCGCAGTCAAA